TTAGAGCTGGATCGGGAGGGGGTGGCGGAGGAGGGCGCGGGAGAGGGGGAGGCCCTCCAAGAGGCCGGGCAGCTGGCGGAGCGCCGCGATGGGGGCGCTGGCCAGCAGCGGCGGCAGGAGGCGCTGGGAGACGGCCAGGTCCAGGATATGGACGGGGTCGGCGTCCGGCAGAGCATCCAGCATCAGCGCGCAATAGCGCCAGGCGGCGTCCAGGGACCGTCGGGAGGGCGCGGCGTCGCACTGGGCGAGGGCTTCCCGCAGGGCCTGCATGCGGTCCTCACAGGCGGCGGGCAGCGGCCCGTCGGGCGTGTCGATATCGAGGGACAGCGGGGGCTGAGGCGTCCAGGCTGTCCTGGACTGGGGTCGCCAGGGGGCGTTCGCCGGGGTTTCCAGGCGCAGTGTGAAGCCGCGATCCAGGGCGTGGGCGCGCAGGGGACGGGCCGCGTCCTGCACCGTGAGGCACAGCCGCCACCGGGGGCGGTCCAGCTCGCCCAGGCCCCGGAGGGGGTCGGAGGAGGCGTGGAGGTTGGCGTCGTCCAGCAGGATCAGGGCGGGGACATCCGGGAAGCGATTCAGTGCTTCGATGCGGGAGTCGGCTTCCAGGGAGCCCTTGCCGGGAGCGATGGTCACCGCGCGATCGGCGGGGAAGCCCAGGGCGTCAGCCAGGAGGCGGACCGCGGCGGTCTTGCCGCTGCCCACCGGGCCGGTGAGGATCAGCGCGGGGCCGACGGCGGCGCAGGCGCAGAGGTTCAGCGCGGCTTCGCGGCTGATGGCGAAACCCTCGGCGGCGAAGCGATTTTCCACGCGGTTGGCCAGGGTGGCCAGGGTCGCCTTCTCAAATTCGGGAGCGACGGGCACGGGCTCGGCCTCGCCTCGCAGAAGCGCGAGGCGCTCCACCATGCGCTGGTTCAGGGCGAAGTCCGCCAGGCGGCGCTCCAGCTCCTCGCCGGTGAGGTCGTCCACGACCTTGCGGGCGTCCTGGGCGGCGGCGCGGGCCTCCTGGGCAAGCTTTTCATATTTCGCCTGCTCGGCCCGGGCGGCCTTGGCCCGGTTGAGGGCGTCAGCCAGCTCGCCGGAGGCGCTGCCGCGGAGCTCCTGCTTCAGGGACTCGCGGGTCTCGGCGTTTTTCAGGGTCAGGTGGTCCAGCTCGCCCAGCAGGGCCAGGCGGCGGGCCTCCAGGTTTTCCAGGTGGCGCTCGATGTCCGACTGCTTGACGGCCTCCCGGCACTCCTCCAGGGACGCGCCGAACTCCTCGATGCCGCCTAGGGACTGGAGCAGGTCCTGGCGCAGCTGGGGCTGGTTCCAGACATCCCGAACGGCCTCCACGGCGCTCTCCACGGGGTTGACGAGGGGCTTGTCGGTGTGGATGGGGGCGACGGGCTGGCCCAGCTGGCCCAGGCGGGATTGCTGCCACTTCTCGTCGATCAACTCCTGCAGGCTGCGGCCCCGGCGCGGGTTCATGCCGCTCTGGGCGGCGAGGCTGCGCTGGGAGGGGGAAAGGCGGGGGTCCACCGGACCGGGCAGCATGGCCTTGTCGTGGTGGATCCAGGGCTTCTCCGGGTCGTCCGGGTGGGCCTTGGCAGGCTTCTCCGGGCGCGGGGGCCTGGCTTCGGCGGGCTGGGGGGCGTCGTGGCGCTCCTCCGGCCGGGGCTTGTCCGCGGGGGCGGGCTTTTCCGCGTCGTCCGGGCGGGCCATGGCGGGGTTTTCCGGGCGCGGGGGCCGGGGCTCGGCGGGCTGGGGGGCGTCGCGGCGCTCCTCAGGCCGGGGCTTGTCCGCGGGGGCGGGCTTGTCCGTGGGACGGGCGACGGGCTTCGGGCCGTCGGGCGCGGTGATGGCGAAGGAGAGGGGCTCGCCCTTGAAGCCTGCGAGGTCGAAGGTCTGGAGGGCGTCCGGGGCGAAGTGCTTGCCGGTGTCGATGAGGCGGGCCGCGGAAATGTCCTGGGGGTCGGCCTCCCACTCGAAGCGGCGCAGATCCAGCTCCGCGCCCCTCAGGAGCACCGCCGCGGTGCGGGGATGGGGACGGGACGCTTCCGGTTGGGCTTCGGGAAGGATTTCAAAGATGCTGTCCGGCGCGGGCTCGCGGATCACGTCGGAATAGAGGATGAAGGCGTTTTGCTCCGCGGAGCCTTCGCGGAAGTTCTTGTTGGGGCGGATTTTGTCGTTGTGATCGGGATGGGCGCGGAGATCGACCACGCAGAACAGGCCCATCTGGCGCATGCGGGTCTTGAAGCGGGCGGATTCGTTTTTATCCGGCACGATGCGGATGCAGCCCTCTTCGGGATAGGCGTTGGTTTCGGTGTAGGGAACGTAGCGTCCGTCCGCTTCCACGAGCAGGGGTTTGAAGCGGAAATAGGCTTTTTGGGGATTGTCTTCCTCCAATATGCCAATACATAGCTTTCCGGGCAGTGACATGTTTGATCCTCCATTGGGTCGGTGGGGGTCAGGCTTTTTTCGTTTATGGGGGTGTTTGAGGAAACATTACCTTCATGTTAATTGTAGCATTAAGGGGAGGGGGTTGTCAATAGGTGGGGGGAGGCAACCCCTCCGGCGCTGACGCGCCACCTCCCCTTTGAAGGGGAGGCGAGGGGTGAGACGACTTCATCCGGCGCTGCAAAAAGGGGGGAAGGGGGAGGGAGAAACGCAGGAAAGGGGAGGGAGACGACCTCTTCCGCCTGCTGCGCAGGCACCTTCCCCTAAAGGGGAAGGCTTCTGGGGAGGCTGGAAAGCGGGAGAAACGCGGCGCTTACAAATGGGAAGGCTGGGGAGGGGTTATTGCCAGGGCCAGAGGAGGTCGGGGGTGTAGTCGCGGGGGGCGAGGGCGGGATCAATGTGGGCGTCGAAGGCGCGGAGGATGTCAAACTCCAGCGCGGTGAGGGCGGGGGTGGGGAGGGATTGAAGGAGGGCGAGGAAGTCGGTGGCGCGGGGATCGTCCTTCGGGGAGGTGAGGCGGACGCGGAGGGTGTCCAGGGTGTGGGCGTCGGAGAAGAGGTATTCGGCGTCGCAGACGAGGGCATGGGTCTCCTCCGGGCGGCCGGCGCGGCGGAGGGCGAAGGTGACGGCGGAATGGCCGGGGAGGCCGGTGGAAGCGGCGGTGAGGTCGAAGGGGCGATAGAGGAAGAGATCGCCGGGGGCGACGTTCAGGTATTGGCAGAGGGTGTTCAGCGTGTCGAACTGGACGCCCTTTGCGTGTCCGGCGGTGAGGGCGGTGAGGGTGGTGCGGGAGATGCGGGTGTCCTCGGAGACTTTGGAGAGGGTGAGCCGGCGCTCGGCCAGCAGCACGGAGAGATTGGGAATGAGCATGGAGCGTCCTCCTGTCGATGATTGATGGTCGAATTGTACAATAGTCTAAACATTTTGTCAAGGGGAGACGTGAAATTGGAGGGGGAGCGCCATATAGTGTGATTGTTCAGACTATTGGACAATTTGTGTTGAGTATGAGAGGAACAGCGGCGTGACGGCGAAGGAGTATTTGAGCCAGGCGCTGCGCCTGCAGCGGCGGATCGAGGCGCTGACGGACCGGCAGAGGCGATATCGGGAGATGGGATGGAGCTGCGGCGAGGACGGGCGGCGGCGGATGCTGGCCATGGCCAGGGAGCTGGACGCGCGGGTCGCCGAGTATACGGAGAAGGCGCGGGAGATCGAGCGGGCCATCGACGCGGTGGAGGACGGGGAATACCGGGATCTGTTGAAGTACCGGTATCTGAACGGCTGGAGCTGGCAGCGGATCGCGAGGCGGATGTATGTGTCCGAGGACTGGGTCTGGCGGCTGCACCGGCGGGCGCTGCGGGCGGTGCGGATGCCGCAGTGATGAATGAAAGGGGAAGCGCATGGGCGGAAGCGGAAGGCGCGGCGGCGGGCTGAAGGGGAACGCCCGGATCGCCGCGCGTTTGAGGAAGAAGCTGCTGATGCGGCTGGAGAAGGTGGCCGACGCGATCCCGGACGGGGCGGTGACGGAAGTGAAGGCGCAGGACGACGGCGCGACGACGCTGTTTAAGCTGAGGGATCTGACCGCGGCATATCGGGATCTGGCCGGGGACGGGCCGGAGGACGGCGGGGACGTGGAGGATCTGTCGCCGCTGGAGGAGCTGCTGCGGGAGTAAGGGATGGGGAGCGCGTCCGTCGCGGCTGCGGGGCGCCTTGTCCTGAGGGGAAGGGGACGGAGGACGACCTCTTCCGTCTGGCCTTCGGCCAGCCACCTTCCCCTGAAGGGGAAGGCTGGGGAGACAGAGAACGACCTCTTCCGCCCCCTGCGGGGCAGCTTTTCCTGAAGGGGAAGGCTGGGGCGGGCGGCGCAACGCCGCCCCTACAGAGGAGGGACGGGGACGAGGACCTCTTCCGTCTGGCCTGCTGGGCAGCTTTTCCTGAAGGGGGAGGCTTTTGGGGGAGACAGAGAACGACCTCTTCCGCCCCCCTGCGGAGCAGCTTTTCCTGAAGGGGAAGGCTGGGGAGAGGGTTTTGGAGGCAAGATGACAAGGACGGCGACGATTCCGTGGGGGACGTTCTCGGAGAAGCACCGGCGGTACATCCGCGGGGCACTGAAGCACCGGATGTGCGTGGCGGAGGGGGCGATCCGAAGCGGCAAGACCATCGACCACTGCATCATCGCGGCGGCGTACCTGGAGCGGACGCCGGATCGGTTTCACCTGGCCAGCGGCGCGACCATCGCCAATGCCAAGCTGAACATCGGCGTGTGCAACGGCTTCGGGCTGGAGAATCTGTTCCGGGGGCGCTGCCGGTGGGGCCGGTACCGGGACAACGAGGCGCTGTTCGTGCAGACGCGGACCGGGGAGAAGATCGTGGTGTTCGCCGGGGGCGGGCGCTCGGACAGCTACCGGCGCATCCTGGGCAACAGCTACGGGCTGTGGATCGCCACGGAGATCAACGAGCACTACGACTGCCCCGACAGCCGGACCAGCTTCGTGAAGGTGGCGGCGGGGCGGCAGATTGCGGCGCGGCAGCCCTTCACGCTGTGGGACTTGAACCCCTGCGGGCCTGGGGCGCCGATCTATCGGGATTACATCGACAAGTATCGGGAGGACGGGCTGGCGGGCGGCTACCTGTACGAGCACTTCACCATCCGGGACAACGCGACGATCACGCCGGAGCGGATGGCGGAGATCGAGAGCCGGTACGACGTGAACTCGGTGTGGTACCGGCGGGACATCCTGGGCGAGCGAGCTGCGGCGGAGGGGCTGATCTACCGGCAGTTCGCCGACGCGCCGGAGCGGTTCGTGGTGGACGAGCTGCCCGGCGGGGGCATCCGAAGCGCGGCCATCGGCGTGGACTTCGGCGGCGGGACCTCCGCCCACGCCTTCTGCTGCCTGGGGTTCACCGGGCACGGCGCGGTGGTGGTGCTGGACGAGTACCGGCAGGGGGACGCCCTGACGCCCAGCGCGCTGGCGGCGGACTTCGTGGACTTTGTGAAGCGGTGCCAGGCAAGGTGGCTGGTGACGGACGCCTGGTGTGACAGCGCGGAGCAGACGCTGATCAACGGGCTGCGGGCGGCGGCCGCGGCGGCGCGGCTGCCGGTGAACATCGGCTCGGCGCTGAAGAAGCCCATCAACGACCGGATCCGGGCCGTGTGTTTGCTGATGGGCGAAGGGCGGTTCTTCGTGATGCGGGGCTGCCGGAACACCATCGACGCGCTGATGAACGCGGTGTGGGACCGGGGCAAGGTGACCCAGGACGTGCGGCTGGACGACGGGACGACGAACATCGACAGTTTGGACGCCATGGAGTATGCGCTGGAGCGGGAGATCGCGTATTTGGTGTGAGGGGATGGAGAGGCGATTTCATCCGGCATTGCGGGGTTGGCTGGGGGACGGGGGGAACGACCTCTTCCGTCACGGCTGCGCCGCGACACCTTCCCCTGAAGGGGAAGGCTGGGGGGGACGGCGAGGGCCTCTTCCGGCCCTGAATGGGGAGGCTTTGGGAGGCGATTGAAATGAAGCTTTTTGAGCGATTGAGAAAGAGGGGGCGGAACCTTATGCAGAAGGCGGGCGCGGAGACGGGCCTGGCCCGGGAGTTCAGGGACATCTTCGAGGTCGGGGGCGTGCCGGCGTACCGGCAGTTCTATGATGAGGGCATCTTCGTGTGGAAGGCGCTGTATCGGGGCAGCTATGCCCCCTGGCACATGGTGCCCGCGCCGACCATCGCTAACCCCAAGGCCATGCGGCAGCTGTATCGGTTGAACGCGGCCAAGGCCGTGTCCGCGGAGCTGGCGGGGCTGGTGTGGGGCGAACAGTGCGACATCCGGGTGAGCATGAAGGGCGCCGCGGCCGGAGTGGGCGACCCGCTGAACGAGTTCGTGCACCAGGTGTTGAGGGAGAACGCCTTCAACGAGAAGATGCAGCAGCTGGTCGAGCAGGGGCTGGCGCTGGGCGGCGCGGCGATGAAGGTGTGGGTGGAGCCGGTGGAATCGGCTGTCGACAATGGCGTTTCGCCGACGGGAGAAGGGGAAGGGGAGACGACCTCTTCCGTCGCGGCTGCGCCGCGACACCTTCCCCTGAAGGGGAAGGCTGGGGGGACGGGGAACGGGGACCTCATCCGGCCCTTCGGGCCACCTTCCCCAGGGGGGAAGGCTTTTGGGACACCTCATCCGGCGATGACGGAGCACCTTCCCCTCAAGGGGAAGGCTGGGGAGACGGAGAGCCCCCTCTCCGCCCTGCGGGCACCTCTCCCCCTCACGGGGGCGAGGCAAGGGGACGGGGAGGCGACCTCTTCCGTCAGCCCTGCGGGCTGCCACCTTCCCCTGAAGGGGAAGGCTGGGGAGGTCGGCAGGGTGCGGATCGGGTACTGCATGGCGGACCAGTTCGTGCCGACGGCCTGGGACAATGCCCGGGTGAAGGAGGCCGTGTTCATCTCCCGCGAGGCGAGGGACGGGAAGTACTTCACGAGGCTGGAGTGGCACCGGCGAAACGGCGAGAGCTACTGCGTGGACAACGAGGTGTATCGCAGCGAGGGCCGGCGCGGCGCGACCGGGCAGGACATCCTGGGGATGCGGTATCCGCTGGAGGCGGTGTACCCCGAGCTGGACGCGCACACCGAGGCGCGGGTGGGGGACAGCCTGTTCACCTACTGGCACACGCCCATCGCCAACAACCTGGACGACGACAGCCCGCTGGGCGTGAGCATCTACGCCAACGCGCTGGAGACGCTGCGGGCGCTGGACATCTGCTACGACAGTTTCGTGCAGGAGTTCGAGCTGGGGAAGAAGCGGATCATCGTGCCGGCGCGGTGCGTGCGGACGGTGGCCGATCCCTCAACCGGCGAGATGCGGCGCTATTTTGACCCCGGCGACCGGGTGTACGAGGCGCTGGCCACCGACGACGCCGGGGAGCTGCGCATCCAGGACAACAGCGTGGAGCTGCGGGTGGAGGAGCACGTGGCGGCGCTGAATGCCTTCCTTTCTATTCTGTGTTTGCAGTTGGGGTTCTCGGCGGGCACGTTCAGCTTTGACAGCCGCGGCGGGCTCAAGACCGCCACCGAGGTGGTGAGCGAGAACAGCAAGACCTTCAAGACCATCCGCACCGTGCAGAACCAGCTGGCGCCGGCGCTGGAGCACCTGGCGAGGAACATCATCGACGTGGCGATCCTGTACGGGCTGAGCTGGCAGGGGCAGTCGGTGGAGAGCCTGGCCGCCGGAGGGTATGAGGTGCAGACCGTCTTCGACGACGGCGTGACCCAGGATCGGCAGACCAGCATCGCCGAGGGCGTGAAGCTGGTGGAGGCGGGGCTTTTGAGCCGGTATCGGTTCCTGACGGAAGCCAAGTACGGTCAGGGGCTGACGCCCAGGGAGGCCGAGGAGGAGATCGAGCGGTTGAAGGCGGAGAAGGTGTGAGGGCGTTGGAAACCGTCGGTCGTGGGTGACTGGCTGGGGAGATGGGGGAGGCGACCTCTCTGCCCTCACGGGGGCGAGACAAGGGATAAGGCGGGCGGCGCAACGCCCCCTACGGAGGGGAGGCGGGGGACGACCTCATCCGTCACGGCTGCGCCGCGACACCTTCCCCAGAGGGGAAGGCTGGGAGAAAGATGAGGACGTCATTCGGCTTGACAGGGAAGGCTTTTGGATAAGGAAAAGAGATGGGAGGAATGGACATGGCGGAGTTTGACAGGGCGTTTTTGGAGGCGCACGGCGTGCCGGAGAATGAGCGCGAGACCGTGCTGGAGGCGCACGAGGCGGCGATGAAGGCGGCCGTGGAGGGCATGGTGAGCGAGGAAGAGGCGCAGAAGCGCGTCGGGGAGGCTGTCCAGGGGATGGTGACAGAGGAAGAAGCCCGGAAGCGCATCGAGGCGGCCGTGGAAGGCATGGTGACTGAGAAGGAGGCCGCGAGGCGCGTGGAGGAGGCGGTGGCCGCCGCGCTGGAGGGCGTGGACGGCGAGGCCTATCGGAAGGTGGCGGCGGAGCGGGACATGCTGCGGGCCATCGGCGGCGAGGCCTTCGAGAGCGTGAAGCCGAAGTTCCGGGAGCAGGTGTATCAGATGCTGGATCTGGGGCCGGGGGCGCGGCCTGTGGCGGAACAGCTGGAGGCCATCCGCGAGGAATACGAGGAGTTCTTCGTGGATGAGGAGACCGGAACGCGGATGCCGAGGTTCGGCGGACCTGTGCGCGGGAGCATGCCGAGGGGCGCCATCGGCGCGGCGGAGCAGTTCAGCCTGGCCTGGGGGTTTGGACCGAGGCGATAGGGGACGGGGAGGCGAGGACCTCTTCCGGCGCTGCGGCGCCACCTTCCCCAGAGGGGAAGGCAAGGGGCGGGCGGCGCAACGCCGCCCCTACAAGGGGGAGGCTGAGGAGCCCATATACAACCCCTCCGCCTGCTGCGCAGGCACCTCCCCTTACACAGGGGAGGCTGGGGACGGGGAAGCGACCTCATCCGTCACGGCTGCGCCGCGACACCTTCCCCTAAAGGGGAAGGCTGGGGGATAGGGAGAACGACCTCATCCGTCTGGCCTGCGGCCAGCCACCTTCCCCTGAAAGGGAAGGCTGGGGAAGCGATTGCGGGGGAAGGTCGAGGGTGATTGATTGGGTCCATGTGCGGCGGAGGCCGCCTGGAAATAGAGGAAAGAGAGGATGTTTGTATGGCATTTACCAAGCAGAACGTGAACTATGCGGCGGACTACAGCCGCGCCATGGCGGACGCTTATCCCTACATCTCCTACTTCGGGGAGATCTGGGGTGCGAACAACGCCAACCTGTACAAGCCCGGCATGGGCAGCACGATGTACATTCCCAGCCTGACCACCAGCGGCGCGAGGAACACCGACCGCGACCAGGTGACGGGCACCTTCAACCGCAACTGGAACAACACCGTGCAGGCCGTGAGCCTGGAGATGGACCGCGAGTGGGACACCCTGGTGGACCCCATGGACATGGATGAGACCGACATGGTGGCGACCATCGCCAACGTGACCAAGGCCTTCACCGAGCAGCAGAAGGTGCCGGAGATGGACGCCTACCTGGCCAGCAAGCTCTACAGCTTCGTCACGCCGGACACCACGACGCTGACCGCGAGCAACATTCTGACGAAGTGGGACAACTACCTGGAGACGCTGGCCAACGCCCGCGCCAATCGCGACCGGGTGTGGGCCTACGTGACCCCGGCCACCTATCGGCTGCTGAAGCAGGCCTCCGGCATCAACCGCTATGTGGACGTGATGGGCAGCGCCGGCGAATGGAACCGCAATGTGGCGCGCCTGGACGGCGTGAACATCCGCGAGGTGCCCGTGGAGCTGATGAAGTCGGCCTATACCTTCGCCGAGGGCTGGGAGCCTGCCGCTGGGGCCGTGCAGATCAACATGATCATCGTGGACCCCGAGGCCGTGGCCGCGCCGGTGAAGTACGAGGTGGCGATGATGTCCGAGCCCACCGCCCAGAGCAAGGGCAAGTACCTGTACTATGAACGCTACTACTACGGCGCGTTCCGACTGAACAACCGTGCGGGCGGGATCATCGTGAACGCGGCGGCGAACTGAGAATTGAGACGGTGAGATGCCCTTTTTGCGGGAGGATGGGCGCATGGCGACCTCATCCGGCCCCGCTGCGCGGGGCCACCTTCCCCAGGGGGGAAGGCTTTTGGGAGGAAGAGTATGGCGGAGTATCTGAGCTATGAGGAGTATCTGGAGCGGGGCGGCACGCTGGGCGAGGCGGATTTCAGACGCCTCGCGGCCCGGGCGAAGGCACGGATCGACGCGCTGACCTATGGAAGGCTTCGGACCATGGAGGAGGCGCCTGACGCCGTGAAGGACGCGATGATGTCCGCCATCGGGGTGATCGGGGGCTGCGGCGCGGAGGAGATGGCCGCTTCCGGCGCGGTGGCCTCGTTCACCACGGACGGCTACTCGGAGAGCTATCAGGGCGCGGACGAGCGGGCCGTGGCGGTCAATCGGGCACTGAACCGGGAGCTCGTGGAGCTGCTGGCGGGCGTGACGGACGGAAGCGGCGTGCCGCTGACCTACGCGGGAGGCGTGGAAGCATGAAGCACTGTCAGGAGACGATCACGCTGTTCAACGCGCGGCGGGACGCGGGCACCGGCGGGCACGTGTATGTGCCGACGGTGATCCGGGGCTGTTCCTGGTTCGGCGGGGTGCGGCGCGGCCTGGACGCGAAGGGCGGACTGGCGGCGGCGGACGAGTGCGCGGTGCGGATCCCCGTGGACGCGGACTTTGGCGGCAAGGCCTATGTGGATCCCATTGCCTGGCGACAGGCGGATGGAGAGGGACGGTTCACGATCCAGGGCGGCGACATCGTGGTGAAGGGCGCGGTGGAGGGCGACGGGTGGACCCCGGCGACGCTGAAGGCGGCCTTTCACGGGTGCTTCACCGTGCTGGGCGTGACCGACAACCGAAGCGCGCCCCGCGGCGGCCACTGGCGGCTCGTGGGCGCGTAGCGAAGGAGGGAGAGCGCATGCCTGAGATCAACAACGCCGAGGCGCTACGGGCCTGGCTCATGGGCTGCCCGGCGATCGTCGGGAGCGCCTTCGGGATGGACTACCTGGGCGACGCGGCGGGGAACTGGTCGCTGGGGTGCGTTCCGACGGAAGCCGGGGTTCGCAAGAACATCCTGGGCGAAGCGGCGCCCCGGCGCAGGCAGAGCCGGGAATACTGGCTGGATGCCCGTCTGCCCTGGAGCGCGGACGAGGCGGGGAACCTGGAGAACCTGGGCAGGATGCAGGCGGCGGAGGATTGGATGACGGCGCAGAGCGCGGCGGGGGCGCTGCCGGATTGGAACGGCGGGCGCGTGACCGCGGTCCTGCCGTCGCTGAGCACAGCGCCCGTGGACTTCGGCGCGGGGACCGCGAGGTATCGGCTGAAGCTGCGGGTGGAATTCGAGAGGGAACATTAAACAGGAGGGTATGAATATGTCTGAAAACATCACCGGCAAGATCGCGAGAAAGTACATGGCCCACTTCCTGGACGCCAGCTTCGGCGGCCAGACCGCGAACTGGTATCGCGTGGGCAAGGACCTGGAGGAGTTCAACGTGGAGATGAACCCCGACACCGAAAAGAAGAAGAACATCCTGGGCAACAACAGCTTCGTGCACAACGGCTATGAGATCACCGCCGATGCCGAGCCGTTCTACGCGGAGGTGGGCGACGCGCTGTTCGAGCGCCTGCAGCAGATCGTGGACACCCAGGCCACCGACGACGGCTGCAAGACCAGCGCCCTGGAGGTGCACCTCTGGGAGGAGGGGACCACCAGCGGCACGTTCGTGGCCTACAAGCAGGAGTGCTATGTGGTGCCCACCAGCTATGGCGGGGACACCAGCGGCTACCAGATCCCGTTCACCGTCAACTATGTGGGCGACAAGGTGAAGGGCAAGTTCACCCCCGCCAGCGGCGACACCCCGGCCAGCTTCGTGGCGGACTAAAGAGAAGGCGAGGGGGGGAAAAAGGGGAGATCCCTCTCCCCTCGTGGGGAAGAGGCAAGGCGGGCGGCGCAACGCCGCCCCTACACAACCCCTCCGCCAGCTGCGCTGGCACCTCCCCTTACACAGGGGAGGCAGGGGGGGAGGGGGACGACCTCTTCCGGCGCTGCGGCGCCACCTTCCCCTAAAGGGGAAGGCTGGGGGGAGAACGACCTCATCCGTCACAGCCTGCGGCTGTGCCGCCTTCCCCTAAAGGGGAAGGCTGGGGAGGATTGGATTTGAAAGGAGAGCAGTATGGCTGAAAACAGGATTGAGAATATCGCGGCGATTACCGTGGACGACGGCAGTCGGCGCGTTCCGATACACAACATTCACGGCGAGGAGATCGGCGTGTTCTACTTCCATCCGACGGACATCGGCATCATCGAACGCTACAACGACATGGTGAGCCGCTTCGACGAGATCACGGAGCCGTTGAAGGGCTTCGCCGGGGAAGCGGACGAGGCGAAGCAGGCCGAGGCCTTGAAGACGGCGGAGGCAAAGCTGTACGAGGCTGTGAACGGGCTGTTCGGCGGCGACGCCGCGGGGGCGTTCTTCGGGAACATGCACCCCTTCAGCCCCGTGGGCGGCGCGTTCTACTGCGAGGCGGTGTTGAAGGCCGTGGGCGAGTACATCTCCGGGCAGTTTGACGCGGAGACCGCGAGGTTCTCCGACCGGGCGAAGCAGTATCTGACGGAGCGCGGGAAGTAATGGATTTCAGGCTGCCGGAGGCGCTGGAGGTCGGGGGCAGGCAGTGGGCGATCCGCGCTGACTTCCGGGAGATCCTGAACATCCTGGCGGCCTTCGAGGACCCGGAGCTGACGGAGGCGGAGAAGGCGTATATCTGCCTCAACAACCTGTACGCGGACTTTCCGGAGATGAAAACGGCGGACTACCCGGAGGCCTTTCGGGCGGCGGTGGCCTTCATCGACCACGGCGCGACCGGGGCGAAGGGTGGGACGCGGACGGTGGACTGGGAACAGGACGCGCCGATCCTCTTTCCGGCGGTGAACCGGGTGGCGGGCTATGAGGTGCGGAGCGCGGCGTTTCTGCACTGGTGGACGTTCCTGGGGTTCTTCATGGAGATCCGGGATTCGGTGTACGCAACGGTGCTGGCTCTGCGGCAGAAGCGGGCCAGGGGCGAGAAGCTGGAAAAGTGGGAGCAGGATTTCTGGCGGAGGAACGTCGGGATCTGCCGGTTGAAGCCCAGGCTGAGCGACGCGGAGAAGGCGGAAAAGGAGCGGCTGGAGGCGGCGCTGGGGAGGTAGAGGGAACGAGGACCTCTTCCGGCGCTGCGGCGCCACCTTCCCCAAAGGGGAAGGCAGGAGAGGGCGGGCGGCGCAACGCCGCCCCTACGGGGAGACGGAGAGGCGACCTCTTCCGTCACGGCTGCGCCGCGACACCTTCCCCAAAGGGGAAGGCAGGAGAGGGCGGGCGGCGCAACGCCGCCCCTACGGGGAGGCAGGAGAGAATAATCAAGAGGAAGGAGGGGCTTTATGGCGAGGAAGATGGGCGACGCGATCGTGATCGACGGGCTGGCCGGCGGGCTGATCGGGGAAGGCGACTGGCTGGACGACGCGAAGCGACTGGCGGACGCGGCGCGGTCGCTGAACGGCGCGTCGAGGCGCATCGGCGGGCAGCTGCGGGCCACAGCGGCGGGCTACATCAGCGCCGTGAGCAAGAGCGTGCGGGCTGTGGAAGAATTGCGGGACGAACAGCTTAGGGCCTTCGGGAACACGGCGGCGGCCTGGGAGGAAGCCCGTACGAGGATGAACGGGCTGAGCGCGTCGCTGGGCACGTTGAAGCGCAGCATGCGGGACGCCTTCGTACCGATGGTGACGGCGGCGGCCCCGGCGCTGACCACGCTGACGAACCTGCTGGCGCGGGCCGTGAACAGCGTGGGCTCGTTCATGGCGGCGCTGACCGGCCAGGACGCCTTTATCCGGGCGACCGGGGACCAGCGGGCCTATGCCGGAAGTTTGAAGCGATCCACGGGGGCGGCCAGGGCTTTGAAGCGGCAGCTGGCCAGCTTTGACGAGCTGGACATCCTGATGGACAGGAAGGATACTTCCGGCGGGAGCGGCGGCCTGGGCGGGGCGCTGCGGGAGCTCTCCGGGCAGCTGGCGCTGCTGCCGGTGGACGAGGGCATTTTGCGCTTCGCCAAACAGTTGAAGGCCCTGTTTGAGGCCGGGAACTACGAGGGCGTGGGCCGGGCCATCGCGCTCGGGCTGAACAGCGCCATCGAAAAGGCGCGGGCCCTGATCCGCTGGGAGAACGTGGGCGCGGGCGTGACCAAGGTGATCGACGGCATCTGCGCGGCCTTCAACGCTCTGGTGGACGGCATCCGCTGGAAGGACGTGGGCGGCGCGCTGGGCGACGGCATCGACACGTTGCTGCGCTCGGCCAACCGGCTGCTCACCGGGATCAACTTCGCGGGGCTGGGCGCGGCCCTCGGCCAGGCGCTGAACGGCGCGGTGGCGGAGATCGACTTCGGCGTGCTGGGCGACACGCTGGCGCGGCTTTTGACGGCGAAGCTGGTGGTGCTGGCCAACGCCGTGGGCACCTTCGACTGGAAGCAATTCGGCGGCAAGCTGGCCGAGGGCATGGGGCGGCTGGTGCGCACCCTGGGCGAGACGCTGTCGGAGATCGACTGGTCGGATCTGGCATTGAAGCTGGCGGAGGGTGTGAACCGGTTCATCGGGGAGATGGACTGGGCTGCCGTGGGCGCGTTCGCCGGCGAGCGGCTGAGCGACGCGCTGGGCGCGCTTCGGACCGCGGTGACCACCTTCGACTGGGGATCGGCGGGGCACGCGCTGTCCGTGGCCGTGAACAATCTGGTGAAGAAGGTGGATTGGGAGGCCCTGGGCCAGTGGCTGGATCGGACGATCAAGGGCGTGCTGGACTTCGGCATCCGCTTCTTGCAGGGCTTCGACTCGGACGCCCTGTTCGAGGGCCTGGGCAAGGCGCTGGACGAGGTGGACTGGGACGGCATCGCCTCGAAGCTGTGGACGCTGCTCAGGGAGGCCGTGGGCAAGCTGGGCGGCATCGGCGGGCTGCTGGGCAGCCTGAACCTGGGCGGGAAGAAGCCTGTGCAGGCGAACGTGAACGTGAAGCTGTTGAAGGACGGCTGGAAGAGCGTGGGCGACTTCGTGGGCGAGGCCGTGAACGTGCACACCGGACTTTTGAAGGACGGCTGGAGCAGCCTGGAGCAGTTCGTGGGCAACAGCCTGACCGTGCACACTGGGCTGGTGAAGTCCGGCTGGAGCACCCTGGAGAAGTTCGTCGGCGACTTCCTGAGCGTGAAGACTGCGCTGGAGCGCCTCGGCTGGTCCACGATCTCCGGATTCGTGGGGGATTCCGTGACCGTGCGGACCGGGCTTGTCCGGAATGGCTGGAGCAGCGTGCAGGACTTTGTCGGCGACCGGGTGAGCGTGTGGACGGAGCTTATGAAGTGGGGCTGGACCAGCCTGGAGAGCTTCGTGGGCACCGATTTGACCGTGTGGACCCAGCTGGCGAGGTGGGGCTGGTACAGCCTGGAGAACTTCGTGGGCACCGATCTGACGGTGTGGACCCAGCTGGCGAGATGGGGCTGGAGCAGCCTGCAGGACTATGTGGGCACCAGCGTGCAGGCCAAGGTGCAGCTGGTGGTGGACAAGGCCAACGAGGTGACCGCCAAGATCGCCAGCGTGCTGAAGCTGGGCATGGGCGGCGCGATCACCGCGGCGGGCCGGATGCTCCGGTTCGCGGGCGGCGGCGTGGTTCGCGGCGGCATGGCGCGGGCCCTCTCCGGCGCGCCCCACTACGCGGGCGGCACGGCCAGGGCCCACGGCACGGTGTTCGTGGCGGGCGAGGCCGGGCCGGAGGTGGTGGGTCACATCAACGGGCGCACCGAGATCCTGAACCGTTCCCAGATCGCCCAGGCGATCTACAGCGCGGTGGTCAGCGGCATGGGCCTGGCGGTGAACGCCCTGGGGCGCTATCTGGCGGGGCACATGACGAACTGTGCCAACGCCATCGTGGCGACGATCGGGAACGTGGGCGGACTGGCGGCCATGGGTCGCGTGGAGTATGCCGTGCCCGCCATGGCCAGCGGCGCGGTGACGCCCTACGAGGCCTCGGCCCGGCTGGCCCGGAGCAACGAGCAGCTGCAGGGCACGCTGGACGCCAACAACGAGGATCTGATCCAGACGATCATCTCGGTGATCGGCGCGCAGACGTCGGCGCTGGTGGCGGCGATCCAGTCGTCCGGGCGCGGCGGGGACGGCGGCCTGACCGCGGAGCAGATCATCGGCGAGATCAACCGGCGCACGCAGATGTTTTCCGCGTCGCCGCTGACGGGAGTGTGATAGCATGGCGAGACCGGTTTTGATCATCAACGGGCACGACTACGCGCCCTATATCGAGGAGCTGTCGCCCTCCCGGAATGACCTGGACGCCGACGGCAGCGGCCGCGACGTGCAGACCGGGGAGATGTTCCGCACGCGCATCGCCGTGAAGCAGAAGTGGGAAGTGAAGCTGCTGAGGCTGTCGGAGGCGATCCACCGGCAGCTGCTGGCGGACATCTCCGGGGCGTTCTACAACGCCACGGTGCTGGACCCGGTGACGGGCGGCCAGACCGTCAAGACTTTTTATACCTCCTCCGTGCCCTTCGGGGCGCAGAGGTATGACAAGAGCAGCGGAGCCACGTTTTATGATGGCATGACGTTTTCGATGACGGAGAAGTAGGAGATTCAATATGCAGAGCACGAGCGCATTGTGGAAGCGGCTGTGGGCGAGCGGAAACGCCTGCCTGGAGACCGTGGCGGTGATCGCTGGCAGGGAATATGCGCAGATCTCAAACCCTGTGATCACCCGGGCGCTGATGCAGGGCGGGCTGGACGTGGGGAACGCCGTGGCGGCGACCTGCTCCTTCAGCGTGCGCGGGGTGTCCTCCGCGATCCCCAGGAGCGCCCAGGTGGTGCTGAGATCCCGGCTGACCGACGGCAGCGAGACGAGCGAATGGCTGCCCATGGGCACCTACTACGTGAGCCACCGGGCCAAGGACGCGGTGACGGGCGTGATGACCCTGACCTGCTACGACGCGATGCTCAAGGCGAACGCCGACCTGCCGGAGAGCACGGGCTGGCCTCACTCCATGGCACAGCTAGCCGCGTCCATCGCCCAGACCATGGGCCTGACCCTCGACAGCCGGAGCGCGATTCGGACGGGCGATTCCTACATGGTGGACAAGCCGGAGGACGGGACCACCATGCACGACGTGCTGGCGAGGATCGCGGCCTATAACGGCGGCAACTGGATCGTCACACCGGATGGAAAGCTGCGGCTGGTGAAGCTGACCTCGGCCGCGAACGCCGCCGGGGCGACCTCGAACGTGGCGGAGGTGGCGGGCGTCGTCAGCCGCATCGACACCGGCGCGGGCAGCACCATCACCGGGCTGCGCTGCGAGGTGGACGGCGAGAGCTTCATGACGGGGGACGACACGGGCCTGGTGCTGGACCTGGACGTGACCGTGCCGGTGCTGATGGACCTGTCGGAGTGGATGCTGGGCATGACCTACCAGGCCTTCAGCCTGAGCGGCGCGGTGTATGACCCGGCGGCAGAGCTGGGCGACTACGTCCGGGCGGGGGCGAACGGGGAGATCCGCGCCGTGCTGAACAGCGAGACGGCCACCCTCGGCCTCGCCTTCCGCGGGGACATCGCCTCGCCGGAGACCGGGGAGATGGCCGACGAGTATCCGTATTTCAACCGGCGGGACCGGTCCATGAAGGCCATGTGGGCGAAGCTGATCACGCTGGAGGACGCGGCGGTCCTCAACGTGGACGTGGAATACGCCCAGAACCAGAGCACGACGGTGGCGCCGCTCACCGGATGGACGACCACCGCGCCCGCCTGGCGGGACGGCTATTACATCTGGCAGCGGACGGCGATCACGACGGCGGAGGGGACGGACTACAGCGCCCCGACCTGCATCAGCGGGCGCGACGGCGTGGACGGGACGGACGGCGCGGACGGCGCGAAGGGCGATCCCGGTGCAAAGGGCGATCCCGGCGCGAAGGGAGACCCCGGAGCCAAGGGCGACACCGGCACCGGCGTCAGGGGGATCGTGGAGCAGTATTACCTTTCCACCAGCGACACCACCCAGAGCGGCGGCTCGTGGAGCAACGCGCAGCCGGTGTGGAGCAGCGGGAAGTACATCTGGACGCGCTCGCAGATCACCTGGACCAACAACACCACGTCCTACACCACGCCGGTGCTGGCCAAGGCGATCAACGGCGCGAACAGCACGGCCAACACGGCCAACAGTACCGCGAACACCGCCAACAGCACGGCCAACGCCGCCAGCAGCGCGGTGGCTTCCCTGGACACCGCCCTGAACCAACAGGGCGTGTTCAACCGGCTGACGAACAACGGCCAGACCCAGGGACTCTACCTGACCAACGGGAAGCTCTACATCAACGGCACGTACATCAACTCCGGGACCATCAACGCCAACCTGCTCCGAGCGGGCACCATCTCCGACGCCAGCGGCAAGAACTACTGGATTCTGGACGGGGACAACAGCGTGTTCGTGACGCGGCAGGGCACCATCGGCGCCTTCACGCTCAACAACGGTTCGCTGACCTACGGGTCCCTGGACGTGGGCGGCACCGGCGCGTCCATCGGCAGCGGCGGCGTGACCTACAACGAGAAGCTGTCCAGCGGCAACAACTCGAAGATGAACATGCACGCCCAGGGCATGGACCTCTATTACAACGGCGTGCGGAAGACGCGGGTGATCCTGAGCGTCAACGGGCTGCTGGTGAGCTGTTACGACGAGCGCAGCACCCTGACCCATCCCTTCCAGGTCACAGATACCCTGAACACCCAGCGCGTGGATCTGCGGTATGACACCTATTGCCTCGGCATCTTTCAGTCCACCGGCGAGCTGAAGGCCGCCAGCAGCTGCCATGTGTACGGGGGACTGACCGTCAACGGCACGAAGTCCCGCCTGGTGGAAACCGACCAGTATGCCCAGCGGCTGCTCTACTGCTATGAGACGCCGTCGCCGATGTTCGGGGACGTGGGCGAGGGCGTGATCGGCGAGGACGGGCGCTGCTATGTGTGGCTGGACGCGGTGCTGGCGCAGGCCCTGGCGGAGGGACAGTACCAGGTGTTCCTCCAGCGATACGGGGCCGGGGACTGCCATGTGGCCGAGCGGCGGCCGGGCTGCTTTATCGTGGAGGGGACGCCGGGTCTGTCCTTCGGCTGGGAGCTGAAGGCGAAGCAGCGGGGCTATGAGCAGCGGCGGCTGGACCGCTATGACGAGGCGGTCGAGACGACCGGCGAGGACTATGGGGAGCTGGCGTTTCAATATTTGGAGAATTTGAAGAACGGGAGGATTTCAGCATGAAGATCATTACCAGCGTAACCGTATTCAACGACGCGGTGGGCATGCGCCTGTCCGCCACCTACAGCGAGGTGGACGAGGCCACGGGCCGCGTCATCAGCGACAACAACCGCTTCGACCGGGTGATCACCGAGGCCGAGGCCCGGACCGACGCCCAGGCGGTGCTGGACTACGCGGAGGCAAGTTTGACGAAATAAAGAACATACGTTCGACAAAAAATTAAACATATGTTCGATTCCATTCCCGCCGGGTGTGTGCTATAATGAGGTCGTGACCGGGGCAAGGGCCCCGAAGCAACTCATTACAGCATGCGACGGCGGGATTTTCCCGCAAATAAAGCGTTGGAGGAAGACCATGGCAGCGGAGAAGAAGGCAGAGAAGAAGCCCGCGACCCAGAAGTTCGGGGACGATCGGAAGAAGGCGCTGGAAGTGGCGCTGGGAAAGATAGAGAAGGATTTCGGCAAGGGCTCGGTGATGAAGCTGGGCAACGCCGCCAGCAACATGCAGGTGGAGGTCATCCCCACCGGCAGCCTGCAGCTGGACTTCGCGCTGGGCGTGGGGGGACTGCCCAAGGGCCGCATCGTGGAGATCTACGGGCCGGAGTCCTCCGGTAAGACCACCGTGGCGCTGCACTGCGTGGCCCAGGCCCAGAAGGCCGGCGGCACCGCCGCCTTCATCGACGCCGAGCACGCGCTGGACCCGGTGTACGCCTCCAAGCTGGGCGTGGACATCGACGAGCTGTACGTGTCCCAGCCGGATAACGGCGAGCAGGCGCTGGATATCTGCGAGGCGCTGGTGCGCTCCGGGGCCATCGACATCGTCGTGGTGGACAGCGTGGCCGCGCTGGTGCCCAAGGCGGAGATCGAGGGCGACATGGGCGACAGCCACGTGGGCCTGCAGGCCCGCCTGATGAGCCAGGCGCTGCGCAAGCTCACCGGCGTGATCAGCAAGACCAACGCCGTGGTGATCTTCATCAACCAGCTGCGCGAGAAGGTGGGCGTCATGTACGGCAACCCGGAGACCACCACCGGCGGCAAGGCGCTGAAGTTCTACGCCTCCGTGCGCATCGACATCCGCAAGAGCGAGGCCATCAAGGAGGGCAAGGAGATCGTCGGCAACCGCACGAAGATCAAGATCGTCAAGAACAAGGTGGCGCCGCCCTTCCGCACCTGCGTGGTGGACATGCTGTATGGCGAGGGCATCAGCCGCGAGGGCGAGCTGCTGGACATCGCCGTGGAGCAGGATCTGGTGCAGAAATCCGGCTCCTTCTACTCCTACAAGGGCGAGCGCATCGGCCAGGGCCGGGACAATGCCCGCAAGTTCTTCCACGACAACCCGGAGGCTTTCGACGAGGTGGAGGCCAAGATCCGCGAGAGCTTCCGCACCGGCGGCATCGAGGCGCCGCTGGAGACGCCCGTCGCGCCGAGTGACGACGAGGATGAGGGCGACGACGAGGAGTTTGAGCTGGACGAGTGA